AATTCCAGCTTTTACACGCGAAAAGCCACCCCGCCCCAGGATTGTTCTCCCAGGGCGGGGTGGCGTTTTTGTGTGTGGTTAGCACGGCGGTGGACCGTGCATGAATGCGGGGCACACGCCTTTCACATCATCGATGCGGGCGTGGATGACCCGGTGTTCGCGGGCTGCTGATTCGTTGACTTGGCGTAGGTCGTCGCGTAGACCGTCGATCTGATCTTCAGCGCGCCTGTCGCGACGCTCCTGAGCTTCGGCTTGCTGGTCGAGCTTGGCTGCTATCGCTGCTAGTTTCACGCCTTGATCGAGTTGCAGGTCGCGCACCGCGTCCAAGTCGTCGCGCAAATGCGTCCCGTGGGTGTTGGTGACTCCTTCGCGGGCTCCGCGTGCTTCGGTTTCCGCTTTGGACGCACTTTCAGAGATACCGGCCATCTGGGTTTGAAGGCTCACCACCTTACGGTTCACCCATGCGACGAGCCAGCGGACGAAAGCCACTAGCAGAGCAAGGAAAGCGACAGCAAAGGCAGTAATTCCGGCTATTACTTCCTTACTCGCTAGGACTTCAACAATCGGGTCACTCACTCACTCGCCCACCTGTTCCGCGTGCTTACCCCTCGGCATTCCGCCGGGGGTGACCATGCCCACCCATTCAAGCAGCGATTCTCCGCCGATCTTCACATGTGAAAGAACCTGGAATACCGCCCAGAAGATACCGAGCAACGCCGAAAGCTGAGCCACCAAATACTCGACGCCCGCCGGGTATTCGGACACCAGCCAAATACCGACCGACAACACGGTGGCCGCGACACTAACGAGGACGATCCGGCGTTTGTGCGTCCACCACGGCTTATCTAACGCGGCCTGCACCAAAGGCCAAATAACACCCACGACAACGGTTGTGACGAACGGGTCAACAGCGAGAGTTTTCAACGATTCCATTTATTCAGTCCTTTCACGGTTTAACAGCGAGGGCTTTCGATCCAGCCCACGAATGATTGAGCGCAATCTGCATAGCCTTCACGGTCTCGGCGTCCCACGTCTTCGTCACGGGAACCCGGTGCCCTGCGGGTATGCCTGAGTAGTTCCACCACGTTTGGAAAGCGCCGATCGTGATAGGCCCGTCGAAACCGTCAACGGGGATACGATCCACGCCGGTCGCGGCTTTAAGCCTGTAAGCATCAAGTGCCCACGACAGGAAATACTGGAGAGCCCTGACTGCGGTCGGCTCCCACGGGGCACTCGTTGGAACACCGAAGACTTGCCGGAACCGCCTGCCAGTATGCGCGCCCCAAATGCCGTCTTCTTCCAACTCCCACGACGACGAAGCCCCCGTGTATTCGGGGCGGATAACCGCGATCACCGAACCAAGATTGCGGGTACGCCGATACACGCCACCACCGTTGGACTGCGACCCAGACGCGCCAGACGACGTGTTCCCCTCAATCGTCTGATAGTAGGAGCCGTAATTGCGCTCCACGAATCCCACGTGGTCTGCAACCCCGTCCCCGTCCCAGTCAAAACACACCAGGTCGCCAGCCTGCGCATTAGCTACAGAAACGAGCCTGCCGAGGTTGCGAGCAGCGTTAATCCCACTAGGCACATACGCGAAATCCCCGCCCGGCGGTGTCATTCCCACCTGCCGCAGAACGTAGGTCACGAACATCGCACAATACGGGACACCGCTGGTACCGAAGTAGGCGCCGTGGCGGGTCGCGTAATCGCGCCCGTACTTGGTTCCCGCCTGCGGGTCAGTCCACCGGGAATACCCGAGCTCACCGCGTGCCACGCTCAGAGCTTGCTCTGCTGTTGCCATTAGTTAGCCTCCTCTTCAACGACCGGGTGCGGGTCGGGTTCGCCGTCCCCGAACTCCGGCATCTGGCTCATCAAAGCCTCTTCACTAACCACCGTGTTTCCACCTCACTTGAATTTTTTTGGGTATAAGAAACCCCCACACCACAAGGCGCGGGGGTAGATGTTGAGTTCGAGGGAGCCTATTCAGCCGTCTTAAAAGTCAGCGCGTGAAGAATATGCGCGTCAGTCACATGAGCGGGGTTCACGCCGGGCTTTGGAGGAAGAGCGGCCAAGGCTTCGTCATACTTGCTTTGCGCATTCTCAAAAACACTCGCAATCGTGTTATCCCCGGTATCGTCTACCGGTTTCGTGACCAGCTGATCCCATCCGGCTTCCACCTCCCCGGCGGTCATGCCGAGTGTCGCGCCAAGGGCTTTCGCCCGGTCGAGAAGATCCTGGTCGCGCGTGGCGTTGATGATTGAAGCAGAAGATGGTGAGCCCATTGTTTTCCTTCCGTTAGTACTTGATGATGAACAATCCGGCGAAATACGGTGGCATGTTGTTGTGAGGCTTCCCCCCACCAGTGGGGAGAGCAACGGCGGACGCGGGGTCTGTTGTCGATGTTCTATAGGACATGAGGTCCCATTTGTTACCGTTTTGTGCGTCAGTTTTGAACAAGTTGAGGCGTTGACTATGAGCGTTGCCGGGCGCAATTTCGTGCCCATGAGATGGCATTTCGCTGATCGTGAGCGTGTGAGTGGCTTCACCGCCAGTGCTCCCCCGCGCGTAAGCAGTAGAAGACCCGAGGAAGAAACGCCCCCGCATGTCCGGGACCGTGAACGAAGACCCGCTACCGGTAAAACCTAAAGCCGTCGCGAGCCTCGGATACGTTGCTTTCGGATACGACGACCCATCACATTCAAGCCACCCCTGCGGGGCTGACACGCCAGCATACAAGCTCATCACACCAGCCGGAGTCGGATCACCAGTGGCGGTTCCGTCCCCGGTCTGAGCGCTACCAATCACAAACACACGGCGTTGGACGGATAGCACCCAAACGCGGTAGCCCACCTGCAACGCTCCCGCCAGGTTGACCGGGGATACCGGCAACACTTGATTCTCGCCGTCAAACTTGATCCTGAGCGGGTTCACGTTGGTCACAGTCGCCCACCTGTAGGAGGCAGTTTGGTCGAGCTGGTGGCGGATTCTTGCGATCTGACCAACCAGATAGTCCAATGTGCTCACAAGTCGACTACCTCCCTGAGAGTTGTTTTCACTAGCGCAACCGGTGAAAGCTGGTATTCGATTTTCTGGATCACACACCGGGCCTGATGCCCCTGAGAAACAAACCTGACTGCCTGGTTCGTTTGCAAGTCAAGCGGGAGATGCTCAATCTGCAAAGATGCCGACGGCGTTGACTTATCGATCAACACCTGCCGGGCTTTCTTCGTCAACGTGGCTTGGTCAGCCGCTTCAACGCCTTCTTCGGTGTAGACGATCCATCTTCCGCGCGAAGCATAGGAGAGCGGATTGTTGGGGTCTTCGTTCGTTGCCACCCCCACCAGAGCGGGGGTATCGTCAGACCCTTGCCCGACAAGCACAACCTTGTTCGGGACTTCCGCTAAATCCTGATCACGCGACCACGAAGCCGAATGAACCGACTCTTCACCTTCGACGAAATCAAACACGGTTGGACGCTGAGCCGGGCGAACGTAGGGTTCCACGTGGAAAATCCCGTACCCATCACACCACAGGCTCCAATAGCCCGCCGCGTCTAAAAGTTCGTTGACGATTGTTAAATACGGTGTTCCTGGGTCCCAGGTCATGGCCGACAACGCGGTGGCAGAAGACGCGGTGATTGCGAGCTGTCGCGCGTCGGCTTTCGCTTGCACGCTGAGCAACGAAGCCACAGTCTCAACCAGGTTCGCCCCGGCAGGCACCGAGAAGGTTGCTTCAGTCTTCGACTCATCTAGAATCGCGAGTTTTGACAGAAGGTCAACATCCCAGCTGACCCCAGTTTCCGAATATGAATCAGTCGGCGACGTTAAGAGGAAAACCCCTAGAGGCCACCCCTGGGTGCCGGTTGGCTGATAGTCGATTCTGACCCGTTGGGAAAGCCAGTCGATCCCCTCCGTTGTTTTGGTGATCTGGAGGCTTCCTGACGATTTCAATCTTGTGGCTGAAGACACCGTGACCGACCCGCCCGTCACGCCGTCTAACACCCTGATTTCCTGGTCTTGAGAATCGAGGAGTCGGACAACATATTCAGCCTGGCGATGAGAATATGCGCTCACTTACTCACCTCCTCCAACGAGGCGCTGACGCTCCAGACCCCGCCGACGGTGCGTGAAAGATCCACGTCTTTCATCGAACAGTAGACGCGGTTCCCGTTCGGGTCGCGGTACAAGAAAGGCGCGGGAAGATAGGCGAGGGCTTCGACCCGCGAGCGCACGTCAGCCGACGAGTCAAGTAGGGTGGCCGATAGGCTGATTTGCCGTTGGCGTTGCCTTCCTGCTAGTTCTACGCCGTGTGTTCTCCCCGCAAAATATGCGAGCGTCCTGTTTACCAGTCCGAAAGAGGTTGAATACTTTGGGTCCCATTCGAGGGCGATCACGGTCTGAAAGCCGGGGCCTCCTGCTAGCCACATGGCTTGTGAATCCGACGTGACGCTGACGGTTGTAGACGATGAAGACGGTAAAGCCGTTACCGCGGTGACGCGGTAGAGGGTTGTCCCGTTTGATAAACATTCTGGGTCGGTGATCGACCCGCCTGCGGGGACTTCGCCCGCGACCATTTCCCACGTTGTGCCGTTGTCGATGCTCCGCTCAACACTATTGGAAACAACTTCCGGCTTGCCTTCGGCGCTTGGGTTTGTGATACGCAAAGCCGTTGCCCCCGTTTCGTTGTCCCATGCTGTTTGAACCGTGGGGGTAGCGGGTTGGGGGAAGTCGGTTGTAAAAGTGAACGACGCGGGGTTGCTGTGTAAGCCGTCGCCAGAGCGGACAACAACACTCAGCGTGTACTCTGTCGCGTTTTTCAAGGCGAAAGGCAACTCATATGAGCGCGTGGCCCCGTTGATTACCGCCTTGTGAACAACACCCCCACCCCGTGTGCTGACTGTGAGGGTTGCGCCTGCCTGCGCGTGGGACTGCGCCTGATAATACGACCAGCCAACAGTGAGGCGAGAAACCTTCACGGGGGAAGCGGTCGGGTTTGTGATCGACGCGCCCGGCTTATCAGCAATCGCGAGAACACTAACGGCAGACCACGGGGACGCGCCGGATTCCTGCCCGGAAAGATAAGCCCCCCAGGTTCGAACTTGCCACTCCACTTTCCCAGCCGGGAACGTCACATTCTTATGTTGATCGCCGTTCGCAATCGTGAGTGTCGTCCACTCCCCAGAGTTCACGCGATAGCGTAGTTGTGCGTGCGTTTGGGCGGAAGAATCCACCGGCGAGTGCTTCCACGATAATTTCACGTTGCCGGGAACAAATGTTCCTGTCGGCGACAGGTTGGCCGGTGGGTTAGGTGCAGCCAACAGTTGAACCGTGTTCGACGGGGCTGAGAACCCGGACGAAACACCCGACGCAACATGCTTTACCGTGTAAGTGTGAGTGTGTGAAGCGCTCGGGCTGTCGTGCGTCCACTGGTAGCTGGTTTGCCCCGAAACCACGGAAACGCTTCCAACCAGCGCCCCGTTGTCGTACACCTCAAACCCGGTGCCGTCATATGGGGCTGACCGCTCCCACGAGACGGTGATCGACCCGCTAGCATTTTTAACGGCAGTCACATTCGCCGGGGCAGTGGGGGTCGTATAAATCCAGTTAGACTCCCCGGCCTGCGACCAGACGGCCCCGTTACTCGCCCACACGCGATACTGGAATGCGTCATTTGCCTTCAATGTCGGATCAGTCCACGACCTAGCCGACGATGAGAGGGTCGCGACCCGCACCCAGTCCGGTGAAGCCGCTGACGTGCGTTCAATAGCGAAAGCCCTGAC